ATCAAGGCGGTAACGCTTGGGGATACGCTTTCTGATGCCGTCAAGCCAGAGCTGCTTCAACGCGCTGCTGAATTAATGATTACCGCGTTCCAAGTTCCGATGTCGCTCGTCTTTTCCAACGCCAGCAATTACGCAACCGCGCTGCGCGACTATCAGACGTTTATTCTACTCACCATCCTCAGCCGCGCTCGCGAAGTTACCGCGATGTTGCAGCCGCACTTTGCCGCGTACAATCAAGTGTTGCGCTGTAACGAAGCGCGCATCGATGCAGTACAAAACGCAGAGTTAGAGAAGGCCGAGGCCATCCAGCGTCTGGTTGGGCAGCCGGTTTTGACACTGAACGAAGCGCGGGCGCGGTTGGATTTACCGCAATTTGTCGAAGACACTGATGATCAAGCGTTACTCCGCCTGCGCAATCGCCTCGCGGTTGCGCGAGAGGCGATTGCGGTTGGGCTTAACACAGCGGAAGCGCTGCGGCTGGTGGGGTTGACAGTAGAAAGTGTTGAGAGCGCGGCAGACGCAAAAGCGCTGAAAAGTACAGAAGAAGACGAGTTGATGCCCTACGAGCGCCAGCTCTACCGCGATCTGAAACGCGCTTTCCAGCAATTACGACAGATAGTACTAGATGGTGCGAACGAGATCACAGCAGAAGCGTTTCGTAGCGAATTGTACCCCGCGATGCGCGGGAATCTGGAAGTAATTGCGCGTTTGTTCGCAGACGAAGCTCAACGCGCCCTCGGCATCGCGGTTGATGTTGATACGTTGTTGGCGGACTGGGCCGAACGCGCAACGCGCTATCAAGTTGAAGAGTTGTTGTATCCGTACACCCGCGACTACATTGCCCGCGCTGTCGCGGCTTGGCAGCAGATGCCTGGCGCTGACCGCGCTGAACTGATCAAGCTGATTGAGCCGGTAGTCGGCGCGAGGCGCGCGGAAACGATTGCGATCACTGCGGCGACAGAAGCAGCGACGGCTGGGGTACGTACCTACCGCGACGCGCTACGATCAGAGCACAATCTCGACTATGTAATGGTCTGGGAAACCGCGAATGATGAGCGAGTCTGCCCGATCTGCGGCAGCTTACACCGCAAGCGTGAGGATGATTGGGGCGGGCGCGCTGGCCCACCGGCACATCCGCGCTGTCGGTGTGGTGTGCGGTTGGTGAGACGCGATGAAGCTTAACGTTGCTGTTGATCTCGATAACGCTTTGCGTAAACTGCTACCACAAACAGCGCGCATCGAAGCCGCGCTCGATGCAGGCGCGGCAGCAGCGCACAGTGTGATGCAGATATACCCACCACCGCCGCCCGCGTCGCGGTACAGACGAACGGGCAACTTGCGGCAGAAGTTACGTATCAAGAAGCTGTCGCGAACGTCGCGCATTGTAGAAAACACTGCATCATATGCGCGCTACGTCTACGGAATGCCGCAGGCGCGGGTACACAAAGGGCGTTGGGCGTCGGTCGTTGATGCAGCGGAAGCAGCGCGGGTAGAAGCTGAGAAGGTACTGCGCGGGAGGTGATGAATGATGTGGCAAACCGCGCCAGGCGCGGCAGTGAAAGCAATTGAAACGGGTGAGGTTGAAGGGTTGCTGGTGGTGTTCGGCGGCCCCGATGCCGTTGATCTCGAAAACGAATACTTTACGAAAGAAACCGACTTTGGCCGGTTTCAAGAAACCTTAATTTGGCTTAATCACGCGCAGCCAGTGAAAACCACGAGCGGTCTTATTTTGGTTGAAGAACCAATCGGCTACGGTGCTCTGGAAGTGACAGACGAGGGGGTTATTATACGAGGCTTACTAGACGCAAAATACCGCTATCTCGCGCAAATTGCGCGGGAATTGGGATGGTCAAGCGGCACTGCGGCGCATCTAGTGATGCGAGAGCCGGTCGGTAAAGCGACGTTTATCAAGCGTTGGCTGCTGGGGTTGGACGCGAGTATCACACCAACGCCTGCCGAGCCGCGCACAATGTTGCGGAATATGTCTTATCGTTTGATAATCAAGTAGGAGGTCAATCAATGACTGAAATTGTAATGAATCAGGCCGAGTTAGCCTCAGAAATCGCGGCGCGGTTGCGCGACGAGGTGGCGGCAGCAATCAAAGCACAGACTGTTGGTGTTGTCACAGATGCAAGTACAGACAACACCGACGCAACGGCATCGTTTGGCGACTTTCTCAAAAGCGTCGCATACAACGATACGCGACGCTTGCGCGCAATCTACAAGAGCAGCAAAGCGCTAGATGAAACCACCGGCGCGGGCGGCGGCTTTCTGGTACCGACGCAGTTTGAACAGCAGATTCGCGCTGTCGGCGCGCCGATGCTGTTTGATCAGCTTGTCGCCGCCGGTCGCGGCCCGCTGGTGCTACAAACCAACGCGGCAGAGCTGGCACTGCCGGTACTCGAACAAGATCAAGTGCCGGACGTTGAGTCCAGCGCGCTGGTTGGCGGGGTGCGGCTGGTCTGGCGCGAACAGAGCGCGGACGTTCAAGCGAGCGAGCCGAAGTTTGAGCAGCGCATCTTTCGCCCACACTCCGCTGATGCTTACGTTGCCGCGTCAACAGAGCTGTTGAGTGACGCGCCGCAAGCGTTGGAATCGTTTTTGACAACGCTGTTTGGCCGCGCCTACAGTGCCCTCCGCGCTCGTTCGATGCTGCGCGGAACCGGCGCCGGTCAGCCGCGCGGCATCGTTGGCCATCCGGCGACGATCAGCGTTTCGCGGGCGACAGGCGGAACGCAGGCAGAGAACGATACGGAAACGATTCTGCGGATGATTGAGCGCCTGCTCCCCGGCAGCGCGACCGCCGTCTGGATCGCACATCCGTTCTGGCGCTCGCGGCTGATGGCGACGCGGTTGGCGGATACGTTGCTGTACGTCGCGAACGGCCAGTCGTTGGTGTACGGCGATACGCTGGCCGGTATCCCAATCGCATACAGTGAACATCTACCAGCCGTCACCAGCGCGGGTTCGTTGGTGCTGGCCGACTTGTCGTATTACGCGATGGTGGAGCGGGCTGGGTTTACGGTCGCGTTCAGTGAACACGCGCGCTTCCTCAAGCGCCAGGCGGTGTGGTTGTTTGGGGTGCGGATTGACGGCGCGCCGCTGATCAACGCGCCTCTCATCCTCGCGGACGGCGCGGGCAACAATACGGTTAGCCCGTTTGTTCAAATCGCGGCTGGCGCGTAAGGTGGGGTGTCACAACACTGCGTATACATAAAAGATATTGCAGTGTTGTGACAGTGTTGATGAACAGCAGTGCAGCGCAAGTGTCACAACACTCTCTATAAATAAAAGATAACGAAGTGTTGTGACACTGCTGATAGCACAACCGCGAGCGCGGCGCGCTGGTTGTGGCGGGTAAAGAACAGTGATACAGCGAGCGTCACAACACTCTGTATAAATAATAGATAACGTAGTGTTGTGACGGTGCGGAAGGGGGATAGACAATGCTTGTTCAAGAAACAATTCAACCGCTGGCGCGGTTTTTCAACGCGAATGTCACAGCAGATACTGACACTGCGATTGTGAGCATCGCAGACGCGCATTGTGTGCGCATCGTTGCGCACACCGGCGCGGTGACGGGAACGGCAGCGTTACGAGTGCTGGTCAACACAACGAACAGCGCGAGCGGCGCGGTTGAGCTAACAGACAAAGCAATTGCGACGCTGGCGTCAAATAGTACATACGAAATCTTTGTCACCGGCGCGGAAGCGTATGCTGCGCTGGAACGCGCTTCGTATCTCTTTGCGCGGGTTGACGTGACAGGCGCGGCGTCGGTGCCGATTGCAATTGAAATCTCGGCGTTTCCGGTGCGGAATGTACCGGCGTCGCTACCGGCGAACTGGACGCGGATTGTGTGAGTCTAAGCGATGTACGCAACACTCGCGCAGCTCAAAGCGTATCTTGCGATCACTGCAACGACTGACGATGCACTACTCACCGATCTGCTGATGCGCGCAACGTCAGTGATTGAGCAGATGACGCGCAAAGTGTTTATCGCGACGCCAGCCTCCGCGCGACGGTTTGGGCGCGGGCAGATGATGTGGGACAGCGCGCTGAGGTGGGATTATCTGCTGTTGCCGTCCGGCTACTACATCGCGCAGTTAGTCAGCGCGACGGATGGCGACGGAAACACCATCCCACTCAGCGAGATCGAGCTACCGCCCGACGGCCCGCCGTACACCGTCCTCATCCGGCGCGGATCGCGCTGGTGTTCGAGTTCGCAGACGGTAGAGATCACTGCGCGTTGGGGGTACAGCATCAGCCCGCCGTCGGATGTTGTGCACGCAACGATCCGCCTCGCGGCTTGGATGTACCGCCAGCGCGGAACGGCCAACGATCCCGACCGCCCGACCGTTGCCGACGGCGGGTTGGTGTTGCTGCCGTCGGCGTTGCCGGACGACGTTAAGCAGATAGTGGAGCGCTATCGCGATGTCGTCTAGTACCGTCATCAATATTATTGAGATGCTGGCTAACCTCGCGGTACAGTACAACAGCGCGACGGTATCAGTGCGGCGTCTCACAACACAGACGAATTGGGTAGACGCGGCGCAACTACCGGTGCGGATCATTCCGATCCTCGGCGGGCTGCGGTTGGTAGACGGAGGTGTCTACACTGCGTCGCGCGCGACAAAGGCGGTGTGGGAGATAGACGATTTGTTGTTGGTGCGCGACGTTGGGATGGGACGCGGAGTGGCAGATACGGCAACGGCGCTGGTAAGGTATATTGAAGATTATATCGCGAGGCTGCGCTTTGCGTGGTTAACGCGAGGGGATGTACAACTGATTAATGTTAGTGGAGTTATAGATGTTGTCAAATACGGCGAGCGAGCGTATGAAGGGGTAACGATGACAGTGCGTTTTGCGCATCTCGTGCGCGCACCGTCGGCGTAGGGAGGGATGTATGTCACATACAGGCGTTATCGATGGTCTTTTCGCGGGTAATTACGCGATTGAAATATCAACAAACGGGACTGCTTGGACGGCAGTCTCAAACGCGACAGTAAAGATCGATGATGTTGAGCTGTCGCGACCGAGCGGCGAGGCGTATGTCGGCGGCAGCAGCGACTACGCGACGGTGACGATTGGGAAGCGCGAGCCAGTTGAGCTGACGCTAACGTTTTTGTACAGCGAGGCTTCTGGTTCTGCTGCAAACACTATTTTCGATGCTTTCCAGAGTGCGAACCCGCGCCTAGGGGTGCGTTGGTCGCCGCGCGGGTTGGTCAGCAATGCGCGGGCTTACGCGACCAGCAACGACGGCGCAACGTTTGGGTTGGGGGTGATCACTGGTGTTACACACAGTGCACTCGATCCGAGTGATCCAGAACCGTTCGTCGTGATGGTGACGGTGCGCGCACCGGCTATTCGGCAGTACGCGCTCGGTACTAACCCGACCAACCTTAATCCGGCGTCATAGGAGGTGAGGGATGGAGAGGATACCGACCGAGATTTACGATATTGATGCTATTCGCGTTGACCGCAGCGCGCTGAAAATCCGCGACGCTGCGACGGTGCTCAACCGCGAGTTAACCGCGCCGGTCATCGCGCGGTTGGTGCGGAAGGCGATTGGAGATCAAGCAGATCAGTTTCCACTTCGCGCGTTGAAGAGCGTCTACGAGCGCATTCTCCCGCAAATTTTTGAGCCAGACGAGGCACTGCGGGCGCGGGTAGAGGGGATGGTGCCGGACATCTCGCGGATTACGTTAGGCGAATACCATCAGTTTCTCGATGAGAGCGAACGAAAGATCGCGTTTCCGCCGGTCGCGACTACACTGCTGGTGAAGGCATACGGTGAAGAAATTCTCAACGAACCTTACGCCGCAGCCGCGCTGTTACTGAAAAAGATTTTCGACGTAGTGAGCGCGGAGGGAAACGAGTAGCGCGGGCAACGGCGTTGGGGCTGTTTGGCCTCGCACCACTGCCCGTCGCGTACACTGAGTTAGTGCTCTGTCGCGATGTCTATCACTGCACACCAGACCAGCTTGACCGCCTGCCGCTCCAGCGCGTCGCGCAACACTTAGCAGCGTTGCGCGCGGAGCGACACTATCAGACAGTCGTAGCTGAGCATCAACGTAAGAAACGTAGATGAGCGACGTTGTTATCAAACTGAGCGCAACCGATGCCGCGAGTGCGGTGATTGAGAAAGCAGCGCGCAACGTCCGCGAGCTAGGCCGGGTCGCGGAAGCCCAGCGCGGGGCCTTCGGCGCGCT